GTTAAAATGGTTATAATACCGCCTGCAAATGCTAATTCTGCAAATTTCGGTAGTATTAATCCAAATATAATATAACCTGTACATTTGGGGTTAACCTCTAAGATAATATTTTCTCTAATAAAAAAACCAATTAAAATGAAAATTATCGATGCTGTTAAAACGATGCAAAGATGCTTTGTCAAAAATCTATTCATGTCATGTGTGCAACTATATTAATAAACTTCGCAAAGATAAATCTTTTTTTGTTAAATCATACTGCATTGTTAATATTTATTTTTAGTTAGTCCGTGTAGATGTATTTCTAATTTTTAAATAATTAGTCACATTCCAAATCTGCCATCCAATTAACATCGTCACTAAAAGCGATAAAATCCCTACTATCACCCCGATATAGTCTATACCTAACTCCGGCACGGATGGTAACGAAACGCAAATAGCAACAACGCTACATATAATCGCAGCGATCGACAAACAGTTGCTCCAATATGATTTGATTCGGTTTTTCATGTTGTTCGGGTTTATTTATTCAGGTGTAGAGCATTCTCAATTGATACTATTAGCTTCATTAATAAGCTCTCCCGTCAATTTGTTTAGTTTAAAAGATTCTCTTTCTTTATCTCCATTTCTGTATACGATATCGAAAGTAAAGTCTATAAAATTGTCACTAATATTTATTAACTTGTTCTTTATTATATATTCTTCGGAGTATCCTTTGTGTTTGTACTGCCAGATATAATCGGCATTAGTGATATTGACTAAAGACACAGAAGGGTATGATACCTCTAGACCATTAATATTATCAATTGGAATTAATTTATTGATGGTTCTATTTCCTAATGGTATCTTTTCTATCTCATTACAATTATTATCAAGCAAAAGGTTATTATTATTGTATCCTAATGTGATAAAATAATCACCATACCAATCTTTAATATCGAATACTGAATTGTCATATCTATTGTAATAAAGCCTTTTCTCTTTTCCACCAAGAGTGGAAATAATTTCATTAGGACCACCATAATTCACTAACAAAATAATTCCATCATCTTTGATGATAAAGTTAAATAAGGAAATATGGTCAATATTATGCTCTTCAACCTTACCGAACTCTAAATAAAATTTTTGATTGAATCCTCGGATCATTGGTGCTGTATATTCGAATATCTGCTCTTTCTTCTCATTGTATGCTGCAAACCACATATCACCATTAAGAAATCCTGCTATTAATGCATTTTTAGCAACTTCTTCTTCGTACTGCCATCCTATAGTTGGCTTAGTTACTCCTTTGGGTAAATTATATTCTTTTAAAAACTCGTCTTGGTTCTCATCATCCTTACTGCATGATTGTAGGCATAGTAGGACGAAAATCGCTGTGATTGATAGTACTAATAGTTTATTCATAATATTTTGTTTTTAGTGGTTGATAATATTGTTTATTGGGCGGGGATTATTAGCTATTTTTTATATAAACCGTTCCGTAGCACTTCTTTTCGCTTCCGCTTATTTTAAATACCACTTCCCGACTACCGCCGCTTTCTGTAATTTCCTTATGAATCTTTTCGTTACTGACTCCTCTAAAATCTTTTGGGATATACCCAACTAACTTATTATCACCGTTTCTGTATATACCGACTGCAAATTTATCTTTAGGGTTGTTTGTTTCGGCTATTGCTTTGCCTTTGAATATACCGAAATCTTTAGGCGTAACTCCATGATAGTACATTCCTACCATTTCATAGTAAAAGTATCCGGATGGCGGGAATTCTATTTCTTCCGACGGTGTTTCGGTCTTAGGTTGACTCTGGTTGTTAGATGATTCTTTGGGATTTGTCATAGCAATTTTTATCGCTAAAATTATGACGCCTGTAACTACTAAGATTAATACTACTTCCATGATGTTTTGTTTTTAAGTGGTTATTTCATTTTTATAGCACCATCTAATTTACTTTTTACAGCTTTTCCATTACTTGTATACTCATTTAAAAGAGCTTCAATAATAATATTATCAGCATCTGTACAAGAAGGACCTAGCCTTACCATAATATTATCGAGAACTTCTGGTTTCAGTTTCAAATAGTATTCTTTGAATGGTAGCTCAATATTCTTTTTTATATTGTAAAATATTTGAGGAGAGCCATTTATACTTGTATTTTTATCACACGGAATAGCAACAAGGGAAAATCTAGTTTCTTCTTGAAATTTCCAATATGTTCGTTTGTATTTTCCTATAAGAGAAAAGTTTATATTGTAACCGTCATTATTCCGAGTAAATGCATCCTTAACTTTTTCATTGGGATGATCAACGTAAATAATATCCCTTTGAAAGAGATATTTATTATTTTTTGTGGGAATGAAAAACATACAATCATCACGAATAATTTCACTTAATGGTATCAATATGTTTTCCTCTTGTTTCGCAACTTTGACGTATTGGGTATCTTGAGCTTTGTACTCACGAAACATATCTTCGTCAAGTTCTATTCGTATTCCTTTACCTTTATCGGCGTACATACTCCACAACGCTATATTTTCTTCACTCGACTTTGTCCAGCAAGAAACAAACATATATTTTCCAAGTTGCATGCCATCCGATGTATATCCGGCTTCTTCTAAGTCATCAACAGTATCTAATCTATTAAACTTGATTGTTCCATTTTTTAAAATTAGAGCCAATGTTTCTATTGAAGTATAATGGTATAGTTTCATCAGTATTTATAAGTAAAATGATTTTAAGAAATTTACTCGTTGAGTTTATTTTAGTGGCTAATTTTCTTTGGATATAATGAATATGTCAGCGTAATTTTCAGATCGGTTTATAATAAGCAATCCCCCATCTAGTTGCGGGTATTCGTCTACCCGACGGAATAACAAGTTTGCATCCGAATTTGATTGAATCTCTTTTGCTGTATATAGATAGTTTCCTTCTAATAGTTGCGGCTTTTCGATTGCGTATGTATTTGCAGAATATCCAGAGATTACTATGTTAACTAATTGGGGAGTAACTCTTACAATTGCCGTACTATCTGCAAATGTGTTTTCATAAACTGTTTTTTCGTTCATAAACCCCTTTACAGAGAGAATTTTATACTTTCCCTCTGTTAATTGAGCAAAGGAATACATAGAACACATCGCTAGAAATGCGATAAGTAGTAGCTTCTTCATGTTGTTTTGTTTTTAGTGATTTATAATATGTTTTTGATTGATAAAATATTCTCTACAATAAAAAGATGAATAATTTCGCGTTTCGGTAAATCGATATCGTCGTAATTCGGATTCTCGCTACGAAGCAGAATTAAATTATCCGCATCTTTAGGATGCCTACGAACTCTCTTTATAAGCCTGTATTCATTCGTTATGATTAAATACACTTGTCCGTAGTTGAAATAATCCCAACTTTCGATTTTTCTAATTACCACCCTATCGCCCGAAGCGATTAGCGGTAACATACTATCACCCGTAGCGAATATAATCTTTGAATCCGGGTTGATTTCCGGTGCGTCTATACTTCCTATCACTTTTTCGTCTGTAAATTCTATATCTCTACCACTTAGCCCGCAGGTTGCGTCTATGTCGTATATTAATGCTCCTTTTCGTTTTGTTTTGCTTATTGCAGATTCGGAAATTTCGATTGTTTTTTGTTCTCGCTCTGCATTTTTAATCATTTCTCCTTTATCTCGCAGAAGCCATTCGGTTGACATGTCACCGTATACTCTACTAATTTTCATTGCAATATCGGCGGATATACTTTTGGTCTTCCCCCAATATCCCTTAGATAATCCAGCTTCTGCTTCTAATCTATATACACTAATTCCTTTATAATCAATGTATTTCTGAATTTTTTCTTTTATAGTCATACTTTCGTCTACTAATAAAGGTTAATTAATAGAATATATTCTACTAAATATTTGCATAGTAGAGTATAGTCACCTATCTTTGTCGCATCAAAGTTAATCAATCAATCAAGAACTAACAAATAAAAGTATAGAATTATGAAAGCAGGAATGATCGGAGACGTAGAATTTAAAAAAACAGGAAGCGAAACAGTATGTTGTGTTAGCTTGATTAATACAACAGCCGGACAAAGATTCTTAGCGTGTACACTTTCTAGTAGCAAGACTTTCAAAACGTTCAAAGGCGCGGAGAAGTTTATGAACTCATTCGGTTATCAGAAGATTTAATATTAATCCGTAGCCCTTCGGGGCTACATAATAAATACGATTATGAAAGCAACTAGCACTTTAACCAGAAAGACAGCCTTAGAGATATTAATCGAAAGCCGTGATAAGAACGCCATTAATGCGTTAATTTCGAAAAAAGAAATAGCATTAGAAGAGGCTGTTAATAATGCAGAATGGTATGCAAGTCTCGGGCTTGACGGAATGGCAGATAATGAAGTAGCAAGGCAAGAAAAATTAATTAGAGATATAAAAAAGTTGAAGGCAGCAATATAAGTTTAAACAGCAGGGTGAAAGCCCTGCATAATACACACAGTTATGAAAACAATTCTAAAACAAATTGTAGGGATAGAGTTTTACAGAAATATCCCATTTGTAGACCAAATCAAGAGCACGCCATTTCTTAAACATTTCTTTCATTTTCAAAAATGCGATATGTCATTTCATACATCTTTTTGGGTTGAAATCCCCTTTATAGCAGCTAAAATAAAAATCAAAAAATAATAATTCGGTAGTCTGAAGGCTACCACAATATGCACGACAATGAACACAACACCAATTAAACCGACACTGCAAGCGATGGAAGTAGGGAGACAAACCTACTTCCCCCGCAACCGCAGAAAATCAGTGAGAACGACCGCGTCTGATTTAAAAACCGATGAAGGAAAAGTTTTTAAAACTTGGATCGACGGAGATAACATTTATGTTGAACGCAAAGAATAGTACGACAATGGGACGAACTAGAGTAACCGGAAAAGTTGAGCCAATAGTAAAGAGGTGGCTTAGTAAAGATGAAGCAAAATCCTATATAGGATGCTCGGATGATTTTTTGAGAACGTTACGGGAAAAAGCTCTCATTTCTTTTTCTCAATTTGGAAAAATGATCTGGTATGATTTATCGAGTATAGATAGATTCATACAGAGTAATAAGGTAATATAAAGCCCAACATCATGTTAACACTCAAACAAAGTCCCGCCGCTATTTTCTTAATGCTTTTAGCGTGCAGCCTCGCAGAAGGCGAGCCGGAGCCGGGCAAATTAATTATCGCACTATTAATCGTTTTTATCACGGTTATCTACGTGCTAGTCTGTAACTATCTAAACACGAAACGACATGGCGGCGAATCCTCAATGTATCGGTAATTGCCGAATCTGTACGGTTCTTGGCGCGTGTCCTACTGACACTCTATTTTGCGAAGATTGCGGCGAAGAGATTGAACCGGGCGTAGAAATAGAATTAGAGGTCGAAACGTACGAACGCGGCAGACGCGGCACGAAGATAATCACTGTTTGCGCTCGTTGTTATGAGTCGCTTTATCAGGGTGAATCGGATAATTTTAATAATGACTTTTTAAAATCAAAACAAAATGAATGAACTTTATTGGATTGAAAGGCTAGATGCTGTAAATGTAACTTTTGTAATTATACTTATAGTTGCACTTGTATGGTTGGTTTATGTATTTATCGAATCGAATATCGAATCTTATAGTGAAAAAGAATGTATCGACAAAGGGATATATAAAGCGAAAAAAGTATCCTATGTTATTATTGCAATTTCTCTTTTAATATTGATTTTTACTCCTACAACAAAAGAGATGTATCGCATTATAGGTATTGGAGAAACGATAAACTATTTGCGTCAAAACGAAGCATCAAAGGAATTGCCGGATAAATGTATCAAAGCGCTTGATCTTTTTTTGGATAAGATTACAGGAGATAATAAAGAAACGAATAGTAATAACACAACACGATAATGACACATTGGAAAACTCAATTTAATTATGACTACCTAGGCGCTTACAGCCTACCGGATGGGAAAGATATAATTCTCACCATACGGGAAACGAAAAAAGAACAGGTAGTCGGTACATCTGGAAAGAAAGAAGAATGTTTCGTCGCTTATTTTTTCGAGAATGTAAAACCGATGATTCTCAACCGGACGAACTGCAAGACTATGACGAAGCTATTTAAAAATCCGAATTTCGAAGAATGGGTAAACAAGCAAATTCAAATCGGTTCGGTAATGGTTGACGCTTTCGGCGAAAAGGTTGATTCGCTCCGTATTCGTCCATTCATTCCGAAAGTAGAAAACTCATTGCCTACGGTTGAGACAGGATCGGCAATCTGGAAAAATATCCTCGACGGTCTGGCGGGTGGTTTTACGGTCGCGCAAGTCCAGACGAAATATAAACTAACTAAAGAACAAATCAAAGAATTAGTAGCACATGAAATCAAGTGAACAAAAAGAATTTGAATGGAAAGAAAAGAGACGGGGTAAAATAACTGCCTCTACGCTTCCCGACCTGATGAAAGCGGGCAAAGGTTGTCCCTTTGGTAAAGCCGCGTTAGACGCGATGTATTTAGTACGATACGAGCGTAGAACCGGGACGATGCGAGAAAACGGAAGTAACAAGGCGTTTGATTGGGGACATGAAAACGAACCGCTAGCAGTCGAATGGGTACGGAGCCAGTTAATGAACGAAATCAAGTCGTGTACAACCGATTTTAAGGACATTGTTTTCAATGAACCTTTTGAAGGATTTGGAGATTCACCGGATTTCTATGTATACGGATTTGATGGAAAAGTTATCGCTCTGGGTGAAATCAAGTGCCCGATGTCGCAAGGAAAAATCGAATCACTGCAATTCGGAAATACCATCGACGAAAAAGACGAATACTATTGGCAATTCCTCGGACACTTTTTAGGTCGCCCGGACGTAGACAAATTGTATTATGTCATTTATGACGGCTATACAAATGAAGGTCGAATACTTGAAATGAATCGCGCCGATCACGTTGACAATATAAAGAAACTCTACGATCGCATCCGGTTGGCTAGCGAGATGGTAGACGAATCTATTCGCTCCGGTCTGGACTTGCTCGATTGTGTCGATAAGGCAAAAGAGGTACTAGATTTAAAGTTGCAGATTGAATCACTAAAGCCGGAAGCAAAGAATAGCGTTCCGGTAAAGAATCAGATTTATAAGTTACGGAAGGAATTGCGCAAACAGACGAAGAAAGTACCGTCACAACACTAACACAACACGATTAATCACATTTTTATAAACACATTAATAAACACGAAATTATGAGTAGCAAAAACAAAAACAGAGAAATTTTAGATTACATTCCTTTTTTCTATCCTTGTTCTATGAGTAGAATTTATGATATACTAAAAAGATGCGGATGCAAATTTACATATAATGAAATTTATGATCTTGTTGAAGAACATCTATATAAAATCGGGGATGAATATATGAGGGTCGTAAATTACCATATACTTGATAAATCTTATTCTTCAACTAAGGTTGATATGCTTAATGGGCGCATAACATGCAAATTTGCATCGGTAAGCACACCGGAACAAAAGGTCATAGACAAAATAAAATTCGCAAAGAAATATAATATCCCTTATGAGGGTTTAATCGAACTAATTGAAGAAATGAATTTATGATGCACACTTGGTTTTTAACAAAAATCCGTTACGAGAAAGTAATGGAAAATGGGATGCGAAAGAAGGTAACCGAACCGTATTTAGTCGATGCACTAAGTTTTACCGAAGCAGAAGCACGAATAATTGAAGAAGTAACGCCGTTTATCTCCGGTGAGTTTACAGTGTCCGACATTTCCCGCGCACATTATAGCGAGATATTTACTAGCGAAGAGGATTCCGCCGATAAATGGTTTGCCGGGCGACTTGCTTTCACTACGCTTGATGAGAAAAGCGGCAAGGAGAAGCGAACGTATACGAATGTACTTATACAAGCCGCAGACATTCACGACGCAATGAAGAAACTCGACGAAGGAATGAAAGGAACGATGGCGGATTATTCTTCGATTCTTCTCAAAGAAACGGCGATTGTAGATGTTTATCCGTATGAAGCAAAGGAGGATAAAGACGAATTTAAACACGACAAGTAACAGTGCGCCGGGTGAAAGCCCCGGCAAATTGGATAAGTGGCGGAATTGGAAACGCCTAGTTATGTAAGGTTGATCGCCAGACATTCCGTTAATGCGGTGCGGCTCTTGAAGTATCATTCCCGGTTCGAATCCGGGCTTATCCACTATTCACAAACCAATTAAAATGACATGGCAAAGTATAACAATGTAAAAATAGACGGATACGACTCTAAAAAGGAATATCGACGCGCTAAGGAGTTGAAACTACTCGAAAAGAAGGGAATTATGACCGGGCTTCAAGAACAAGTCAAATACGAGCTTATTTCACCTCAATATCATTTCTACGAAGTGCAAGGAGCGCGGAAGATGCTACGCAAAAAGAAGCTGATCGAACGAGGAGTTTACTACATCGCGGATTTCGTCTATTATCGGGCTGGTGAGTATATCGTCGAAGATACTAAAGGTGTTCGGACGAAGGAATATATAATCAAACGTAAGCTCATGCTTTACGTTCATGGAATTAAAATAAAGGAGGTATAAGAATGGTGAAGAAAATAGCACAAAAGCAAGTAAAACACGATTGTCGAACGTGTCGCAACGGAGGAAGAGAGAATAATTTTATTTGCTATTGTTCCGTCCTGAAAGTAGGGCGGGCGATCGGGATAAGGATTTGTAGTTATTATGTCGCTAGGTAGGAAATCAAAAGGTAGCGAAGGTTTTATACCAATATCACGAAAGTTGTTTAATAATTTTCTTTGGGAAGAAAAAAGAGAGTTCAGTCGTGCCGAAGCGTGGATAGACTTATTACAGTTAGCACGGTTTGAGGCGAACTCAACGAAAGAGATTATTAACGGTAGAGTGATAGAGTATAAACGGGGCGAGCGTCCTCTGTCTTTGCGACTTCTTGCTGATCGGTGGAAATGGAGCAAAAACCGGGTTGACAAATTCCTCGATTTACTCGTTTCCGAGCGTATGATAACTAAAAGGACAACACAAGGGACAGCAGTAAGGACAGATAGCGGGACAGCTTGCGGGACAAAGCAAACTATTATAACTATCTGTAATTATGAGTCTTATAACACCGTATCAAAAAAAGAGGGACAGCCATCGGGACAGGGTAAAGGACATCCGCCGGGACAAGTTGAGGGACAAAGTAGGGACAAATATAATAAAAATAAAAAAGAATATATAGAAAAAATTATCTCCTTATTTCCCTCTTTTTCTGAATTCGATTTGAATTTTATAACCAAAGATTTTGCAGACGCATTTACGCTTTGGTTAGAATACAAAAAAGATAGGCGTGAAAGTTATAAGTCTGACAAGTCACTTAAAATATGCTTTAATAATCTTGTAAAACTTAGCAATAACGATCCGGCAATAGCTGTACAAGTTGTTGAGAACTCAATAGGAAATAATTATTCAGGTCTTTTTGAACTGAAAAATAAAAATGAATATGGAAACAAGAAGCAAACAGACTCTACCGATAGCGGCGATACTATCATACGGACTACCGTACTATGACGAGCCGATAGAAGTAGAGAAACGCCCGGAGTGGTTTAAAGCGTGTTGCAAATATGTTTGTCCTAACTTCAAGATAGACGATTCGAATAGAAACATAATGAACCAACTGTTTTTGTATATTGAAGGACGATCCGAGAAGCTAGACGCAAATAAAGGGCTATTGTTACGAGGTGACATCGGTACGGGAAAAAGTACTATCATGCAGATTTTAAACCGATATGGTTATTTCACACGCGGCAAAGCAAAGGGCGGCTATCCGATCGGTGGCTTTAGGATTGATTCGGCTTCCTGTATTGCAAACGGCTTTTCAATGCGCGGAAAGGATGCACTAGAATTGTATACTTACAACAACGGTACTCCGCGAATGATCTGTTTTGATGAATTAGGACGCGAGCCAATCCCGGCAAAGTATTTCGGTACTGAACTAAACGTGATGCAGTATATTTTCCAATGTCGGTACGAGTTGAGACATGAGGCAATAACTCATGTTACAACGAACTTAACGATTAAGGAAATACAGCGTATTTACGGCGCGTATATCGCGGATCGAATAAATGAAATGTTTAACGTCTTGGACTTGAACGGAGCTAGTAGAAGATAATTAATACAACGAAACCATGCGAAGCAGAAAAAAGAAACTTGTGTATTTTAAAAAGATTCCGGTTCGCGTCGATCTGGAACAATGGCAAAGGCTCGATAAGATTCGCGCTGACTACCATTTCAAAAGCACATACGAGATTATGCAGTACATTTTAGGCTGCTTTCTCCGGGTTGCCGATCCGATGCCCGGCGATGATGATGAAGAAGTACTACCGGACGAAATCAAAGAAATGTTCTACGATCTATCACAGGCGGAACGACATTTCGAGTATGTAAAACCAAAACGAAAACTACCACAATACAAGGTAGACGAAATGAACGGACAAAAACGATTAGAAGGATTTTAATATGGTTAAAAAACTATCAAACACAAATTATTTGCACGATGTATCAGCAGACCCCGTCGCGGCAAATGAACGGAATCGGAAGTATATCGACCGATTTGTTTCAGAGAATTACAACGGCTTAGTTAGCAAGTTTTCACTTTTAGACGGTACGATAAATTCAAGCGCTTTCGGAGCACTCGACAAATTAAACTCTACGATTATCTCGCTCTATACTGATCCGAATTTACACTTTACGGATTGGGAGCAGGCGAAACAATATCTATCGAATAAGTTCACGGAAAAGGCGATTCGCGTTTCGGTGAAGAAACCTGTAAAAAGCGAAGTAGTAGAGAATGAGGACGAGATTATTAACGATTAATATTGTTGTTTCGATGAAAGACGTAGAACTATTTAACGACCATTTCCAGAACTATAAAACATACGGTATTCCGAAAGCACAACTAATCATTGCGGATATTCCCTACAACATTGGGAAGAACGCATACGGCTCTAATCCATCTTGGTATATCGACGGAGACAATTCTAACGGAGAAAGCGAATTAGCCGGAAAAGAGTTTTTCGATACCGATAAGGATTTTCGAATTACTGAATTTCTTCACTTTTGTAGCAAGATGCTCGTTAAAGAGCCAAAAGAAAAAGGAAAATCCCCCTGTATGATTGTCTTTTGTGAATTTCAGCAACAATTCGAACTTATACAGAAAGCGAAGGAATACGGGCTGAACAATTATATCAATCTGGTATTTAAAAAGAACTTTTCGGCACAAGTTTTAAAGGCTAATATGAAGGTCGTTGATAATTGTGAATATGGTGTACTCTTGTATCGAGACAAACTGCCAAAGTTCAATAATGGCGGTCGGATGGTATTTAATTGTTTCGATTATCCTAGAGACACAGATACACCGCGGATTCATCCAAACCAAAAACCTGTTGCGTTACTTGAACGGTTGATCGAACTTTTCACAGATGCGGGTGATGTTGTGATAGATCCATGCGCCGGAAGTGGTACGACATTACTTGCAGCCGCTCAATGCGGGCGAAAAGCATACGGATTTGAGATAAAGAAGAAGTTCTATGCAGATGCGAATAAAATCATTTTGTCGCGGATGCAGCCTAGAATGTTTGTGTAATCAATTAGCGTAAAACAAGAAAGTAATGAATATGAGAACAATAAAATTCAGAGGTAAAAACTTATATAATAACGAATGGATATTTGGTGACTTGATTCAGTACGAAAGTGGTGAAATGGCTATTTTCAGCAAGAAACTTTCCCAATATGGATGCGAAGCTACTGAAATGTTTAATAGAAGTAAGGTAGAAACTACAACTGTGGGACAATTCACAGGCTTATTCGACAAGAACGGAACAGAAATCTATGAAGGGGATATTCTTCACACTATTACATTTGGTTTTGAACCAGAAGAATATACAGCTATTATCCTATATGATAATTGCCGTTTTCAACTTTCTAATGGTCGAAATTTATTCTATTTCGGGCAATCTGATCTTACAAAAATGGATGATACTATCGTGATTGGTAATATCTATGATAATCCCGAATTAATTATCCCATAACTAGATAGAAAGGAATCAAATTATGATACGAGAAAAAACAAAGTATTATACTGACATACAGGTGTTGGGTGGAAATACAATAAGAATCTGCAATAGGAACAAAGGCTCTTTCCTGTTTTCAGGAACTCCGCAAATTCAAATCATTGATGAAGATGATTTTCAGATGCACACTAATCTGTCAGATGAACAAATTGATGAGATTGTTGAAGTTTTGCAAGCCGCAAAGCAAATGGTTAAAGATTAATTCAAATCAGAATAGAAATGAGCCAAACACAAAATCAATCAAAGTATTATTATTCTCCTCGTTTTCGTCACTTCAATATCTATCGTCGCGATCCAGACGGAGACACAAAGGTAGATGATGCGGCAACGCAGGAAGAGGCGAAACGGAAAGTCTACGAGTTAAACGGATGGAATTACAAACCTAAAAATAACACGGTAAAATGAGTAAAGTAAAACAGTACATCGAACAAGCCACAAACGAGCGCATCCGCTCGCGTGGCTTAATCCGAAAAGTCGCTATCGAAGCGGCTCGGATACAGAGAGACGAAACGAGGCGGCAAGCTATCGAAGTGTATAAACAAATGTGTCCCTCTAAGAACTGCAAAGGTTGTGCAAGCCGGATACATAAACAGGAAACACAATCGACTCGATGCGACGGGAATTGTGCACGGATTAGATTACTTATTAACGGATTAGACCGGATCGAAACGTTATGTATATAATCAGGCGTATTCAATGTAAATCGGGCGATGTGTCCGAGACGCATTTAGTTGAGATAGAAACGGACGACATCGAGGCAACACGAAAGGAGTTGCACGATTGTTATCAATGTGATAAGATTCTTTTTAATTATGACGAACAAATAAAATAAGACATGAAACGAAAGCTGCAGAAAACAACGCGCGAACGCTTTCCGCGTAAACTAAAGAAAGAACTATTAAAACAAATGAGTCGTCCGGCTTTTCATGCTATGATGGATTGGAATTATGATTATTTCGGTGGTATTAATCCTTTAGATTTATTACGACATGAGTAGAAACCCACATTACATTAAGATGATTAACTCCAATCGTTGGAAGTTACTTCGAGCTAAGAAGCTGCAAAGCAATCCGGTTTGTGAAGTGTGCGAAGCGAACAATCGCAGTACGCTTGCAACGGAAGTACATCACACTGTCCCGGTTGAGTCCATGCCGCATGAACTCGGAATGAGACAACTAATGTTTGATTATAACAATCTGCAAAGCCTCTGCCATTCGTGTCACTCTGATGCGCATCGACGCGCTTTTAGTCATTCGAAAGAGGCGGTTCAGGCGAATAATAAGCGAGCTACGGAACGGTTTGCGGATCGGTTCTTAAAAGATAATAACGATTAAATAGACGAATAATGAATGAAGAAGAAATAAACTTGGTAAATAAAACCGTTGAGCTATGGAACGATTTTATTAAACTCCCTGAACTGTACAAGAACGATAGACAATATGTACAATATCACATTGATGCGATACAAGCAATAATAATGCAAAGACAGACGGCAAGAAATATGCCGATTCTATTTAAAATGCCCGATTCGGTAAGTGTTGCCGAAAACGAAGAATAATACTCTTTTTTGATTTCTTTACAACCGCTCAACCTCGACGAAGGGGGGCGGTTTTTTTTATTTTTTAACGCGATACGCTAAACCCACCTCACCTCATATTTACACGCGCGAGTAATTTTTGAAACGAGGGGGTGCGCGTTGGGGGTGAACTTTTTGCACGCATCTTCCGAGCTACCAAATACTTGCGATCTTTTCCTATATGCAAAAAGCCTATAAAAAATGTGTGATTTGGACGACATAAAAGAAAAGATTCGCGCCGCGATGGAGTCGCAGGGAACATATACGGAAGATTTAGACCTCTGTATAACTCTTTGCGCAGGTTCATATATGGCGTTTCAAATTGCATTAAACGATATTTCAAAGAAGCGTATGAAGTCATACGTGAAAGAAGTGTCCCGTGAAAATAATGATAAACTTACGGCGCATCCTGCTTTCAAAGTTTTATTCGATGCACTCGAAGCAACGCGCAAACAATTACGCGAACTTGGTTTGACCTTTCAAACGCTTTCTGCATCTGACGACGACGAAGTAAACGACCTGATTAACGAAGTAAACAAAATAGATCGCGATGAACAAGGAGAATAGAGATAAACTGATAGCGTTAAAGCAGTCGGTTGTCTCCGATCTGCATAACATCGACGTTGATTCGTATAAGCTAGACAAGGCAGACGAAAGACTAAATGTGTATATCAAAGGTTGTATTAACAATCCGGACGCGCACAACCTTTACGAGTTACTAGCCGTTCACCGCTTCTTTGTTTTTCTTGATAAATACGAATTTCGGATCAAGGAAGTAAAGAAGTTCGTCACGTTCTACGAGCGTTTGAAATTCTCCGGCACAAAGGGAAAGACTAGATACAAGCTGACTCCGATACAGGTGTTTCAGTTCTCTAATATTCTCGCGTTTTACAAGCCTGACACAAACAAGCGTTTGATTCGCGAAGCTCTTCTATTCGTTCCGCGTAAATTCAGTAAGACAACAAGTGTAGCGAGTCTTTCGATTAACGATTTGTTGTTCGGTGATGCGAACGCACAAACATACGTTGCTGCAAACTCATACAATCAAGCGAAAGTCTGTTTTGATGAAATACGTAATATTTTAAAGTCTCTTGATCCGAAGTTTAGACACTTCAAAATTAATCGAGAAATCATATATAACCGCATAAAGGGAAAAACCTCTTTTGCCCGTTGCCTTGCCTCTAACCCGGATAAATTAGACGGACTTAACGCAAGCATGGTAATAGTAGACGAGTATTCACAAGCCGATAGCGCCGCGTTGAAGAATGTATTAACTTCCTCAATGGGCGCACGGCTCAACCCTTTAACCGTAGTAATTACGACCGCATCCGATAAAGAAACGGCTCCATTCGTCGAAATGCTCAAAATGTATAAAGCGATCCTACGAGGTGAGATTGAAAATGATTCCATATTTGCACACATCTTTGAGCCAGATGTAGACGATGAGGAAGGTGATCCGGCAACATGGCGCAAGGTACAACCGCACATGGGTATAACTGTTTATGAAGATTTCTATATAGACGCGTATCAAAAAGCACTATATAGCGCACCGGATGCACTGGAATTTCGAACAAAGTTACTAAACGTATTTACTACCGACCAAACAACAAAATGGATTGAGGCAAAGCAGATCGAAGAACGATTCAAAGATATTAAAATAGAGAATATCGGTACTTATCCGCTTACGATGGCGGCGGTCGATTTATCCGTTCGAGACGACTTTTCTACGGTTACTTATAATATCTATTCGAAAGAAAGCGGTTCTTTTCATTCACATACGGATTACTATTTTCCAGAAGGAGCTTTGAAAGATCATCCGAATCGGGAACTTTACGAAGGTTGGGCGAAAGCTGGCTATTTAATTCTTTGCGATGGCGATATTATCGATTATCAGCAAATAGTAAACGATATACTTGCGCGTGCAAAGTATTTACAAATCATGGGAGTTGGCTATGATCCTTATAAATCGGCTGAATTTGTGAATCTTCTTACTTATTCCGTAGGCGGTGCGAGTGAATATATTAAGCCTGTTAAACAGACATACGGAACGTTTACAAGCCCTATCGAATCTTTTGAACTTGCTTTATATCGGAGCAAACTAACTTTTAGCCCTAATCCGATTACGCCGTATTGTTTTAGTAATGCGGTATTAGACGAAGATCGGAACATGAATAAGAAGCCAGTCAAGAAAACGCATAATGCGAAGATTGATTCGACTATAACAAACCTAATGACATTCTACTTATTTAATAACATGGAGGTATAATGAAACTATCTTTTAATTTTGAAATGGGACGTTCAAAGACGCAAGAACGCGCCTTAAATGCAGAAACGAGCATAGCGGATAAAGATGCGGCGATAAACTCCCGACTGCCATCATTGCCCGGTCAGCCAATAGATGTACATAACAGCAATCAAGCAATGAAACTTTCAGCCGCATATAGATGTACTTCTATTCTTTCAGGGACTATTGCGTCTTTACCGCTTATAATTAAACGGAAAAAGGACGGATATTTTTCACCGGATGAAGAAAACGAATTACATACGATATTAACCCGTATGCCTAATCGACGAATGAATAGTTTTGAAATGGTTAGGAATATGGTTGTTCAAATTGTAAATCAAGGAAACGCCTACATCGTTATCCGTCGAAGGTTCGGTAGTGTCAGCGAGCTTGTATTATGCGCAAATAATACGGTAACCTATGACAAATTGAATGATGTTTATATTATTTCTGATCCATATAACCGGATATATGGGCGTTTTGAATCCTACGAAATAATCCATCTTAAAAATAATAGTTTGGACGGGGGATATACAGGAGTAAGTACAATAATGTACGCTAGCCGTATCTTTTCCATAGCCGCGAGTGCAGATAATCAGAATTTGCGAACCTTTCAGAATGGAAGTAAAATAAAGGGGATTGTTTCCGGTGTAAAAGAGATAAATAAAGGGTTGCCCGGTGCGGGCATGACAGATATTCAACTTTCTACGGTTGGGGATCGCATAGAGGAACAACTAAACACAGGAAGAGACATTATTTCAGTTCCCGGCGATGTTGGATTTCATCAACTTTCTATAAATCCGGTTGATGCGCAGTTATTGGAAACAAAGAAATTTAGTATTCTTGATATATGTAGATTCTACGGAGTTCACCCGGATAAAGTATTTGCCGGACAATCGACTAATTACAAGGCTTCTGAAATGAGCAATGTTTCTTTCTTAACTGATACTCTGCAACCAATATTGAAACAAATCGAGGCAGAATTTAATTATAAACTGATTCCTAATTCAGTCGCTCACTTATACAAAATTTCGTTCGATTTGGCTTGCTTGTATCAAACCGATTTAACCACCCAAGCGATATATCTTAAGACAATGGAAGAAGCTGGAATATTTAGTATCAATGAAGCTCGAAAACAGGTAGATCAACCACCTGTTGAAGGGGGCGACAAAGTATTTATTTCCTGCAATGTTCAACCAATCGAGGCGGCGAGCCAAAAAGTAGAGCTACCAAAAAACGAAGAAGCAAACATATAGTAAAACGATATTTGCAAAATATGGAAATACGAAGTTACACAGAGCTAGGCGCTCCAAAAGTTGGAGACGGAAGAATAATCGAAGGTTACGCAGTTGTATTCGGGAAGGAAAGCCGCGTATTGTACGACAGGGAAAAACAACGCGCCTTTGTTGAGGTAATCGAAAAGGGAGCTATAACGGAAGAGTTGTTGCGTAGTTGCGATGTTAAGGCTCTGTTAGATCATAATAAACAAAGATTGTTGGCTCGTTCTAATCACGGTGCGGGTACTTTGTCGCTTGAACTTGACGACTACGGACTAAAATACAGATTTGAGGCTCCTAATACTCCCGACGGAGATTTCGCCGTAGAAATGATTAAACGCGGTGACATTTTCGGTTCGTCTTTTGCGTATGCTTTAAATGAAAAGGATAAAACAAAAGTTTCCTATTCAATGAAAGACGGGTTATTGCTTCGTACTGTACACATGATTGATCGGATTTCCGATATATCTCCCGTTGTTGATCCTGCTTTTTATGGTACAGACGTAACGGTGCGGAGTATGGACGATACGATAGCGGAGTTGTCCGGCGAGAATAAAGACTATCTAAATGAAATTAATAATTTACGCAAATCAATTTAAAACATGAGAAAAGAATTTGAAACTATTGCTCAATACAAAGAGCAAATGCGTGCTATGTTGGATAAAGCAGAAGCGGAAAAAAGAGCACTCGACGCAAGCGAGAAAGAGCAGTTCGAGCAGTTGAAAACAAAGAAAGAACTTTTGGAAATGAAAGTTGAACGCCGTGCGCTTGAAGATATTAACGCGGGTTTGGTATCTGACCGTCGCGTGTTGTTTTCACAGGCTGTTTTTGACGTCGTTAATCATCGTTCTTTGGAAGAATACAACGGAGTAGTATCGGAAGGCGGTATTAAAGTTGTAGAACGTGCGGTGACTGTTACAGATACAACCGATGCGGCTAGCATGGTTCCTGTTACAATCGGTGAAATCATTGAGCCGTTAGAAAAAGGCTTGATTATTGATAAACTAGGTATCAAGATGCAAAGCGGGCTTGTAGGTGACCTTGTTTTCCCAACATTGGCGGCTGTTGAAGCAACAATTCAGGGTGAAAACGTTGCGGTTACTGATACCGAATTGAATATCGACAAAATCAAGGCTTCACCCAAACGTGTATCTATTTCTATCCCGGTGTCTAAGCGTGCGATCAACCAAACGAACTACTCTTTGCAGGACGTTGTTTTGAAGCAAATTTCGCTTGGTGTCGCTCGCACTTTGAATAAATGGATGTTTTCGGGAACTGCATTGTCTGGCGCAAGCAACGGGGTGTTTGTAAAGACAAAACCAGATGTTGAATATACAAACGCGTTGACATTTGCGGATATTGTTTCGCTTGAATCTACCGTAATGGATGCGGGCGTAGATGTAACCGACGGTACAGCTGCCTATGTTTGCACTCCAAAGGTGTATGGTGCCTTGAAATCCACTCCCAAAGCGGCGGGAGCTGCCGAAATGATCTGCCAAAATGGTATGGTGAACGGTTATCCGGTTCTTGTTACTAACTACATGGACGCCGATTCTATCGGATTCGGTGTATTCTCCAACGCTGCTATCGGTCAGTTCGGCGATATGGATTTAGTTATAGACCCGTACACCGGAGCGAAAAGTAATATCGTAAACTTTGTGTTGAATACTGATTATGATATTGTTGTAGCTCGTCCGGAAGCCTTTGCTATCGCAAAGAAGAAAGCTTCTGCTTAATCCTATAACCTATCATTCACTAAAGGGCTGGGGCTTCGGCTCTAGCCCTTTCTAATTTATACAATATGGCACAATACGTAACACTCGAAGAACTCAAACAGCATTTAAACGTTGACTTCGACACGGACGACGCGTATATAACCGGGCTTATCGAACCCGTTCAACTTCTTATCGAATCGTATCTAAATAATCCGCTAGATACCTACGTTAAGGACGCAAAAATAGATCGGCGTATCTGGCACGCGATCCGCATCCTTATAGCGAATTACTACGCAAACCGTGAATCGGTAACATTTGCCACTCCGCAAGTTATTCCGGGGCACATAGAACTATTACTGCAACCTTTAAAACGATATACGTAATGCAAGCAGGATTATTAAACGAAATGATCGCTTTTTACCGTAGCGAGTCAAAGCGCGATAATCTGGGCGGTACGTCTGAAAGTTGGGTGAAAGTATTCGATAAACGCGCATACATTCGCTTTAAGTCGGGTGCACGTAAAGAAGCGAACGGCGAGATATATAATACGACCGTTAATACGATAATGATTCGCATCTGTAAAGAGATCAACGCTAAAATGAGGATCGAATACGACGGGCAGAAATACAAGATTCTATCTATCAATCACGACCGGAAGCAACAAGCAACGGTTATAGAAGCGGAGGTAATCAATGAGTAACGACAATTACACCGGGCGCAACTTGTATCGCGTCGAAGTGGATGCAACGCGAGTAAACGAACTACTTAAACGGTTGAACGATAAAGAAGCAAAGAAGGCAATTTCCTCCGCTCTTAAAAAGTCGATTCTTATCATTCGTAAACAGGCACAGGAAAATCTAGTTTCTGCTGTTAATGATGCGGAATTTAGCAGTTCTAAGAATGGCGTATCGTTCAAACCGTTAAAGAACGAAATAAACGTAGCAGTTTATCGCAATGCTTCCGGTGCACGGGTCGACCTGATCGACCGCCGCAAAAAGGGATCACGCGCCTATATGCTGAAATGGTTCGAATCAGGAACAAAAGAACGAGCTACCAAAAAAGGAGCGAATAGGGGTATTATAAATGCTTCCCACTTCTTCTCTGATGCGGTCAAATCGAAGCAGAAAGAAGCAGAGAGCTCACTAGAGAAAAATATAATTGATTCTATAATGAAAGTAGCAAATAAAAAGAAATGAGTTTATCAATAGGCGCACACGTATATAAGAAATTAAGCGACTCTACAGAGTTGGCAAAATTGGTTTCTGATAAAATATATGCGATTTCGACCAAAACGGAAACATCTTTTCCGTTTGTGATCTACAAACGCAACTCCTTAACGCCGGAATATACGAAAGATAGGTACGGCACGGGTGACACTGTTTCGGTTGAGATTGTTGTCGCCAGTGATAACTATTTGAACTCTGTTACAATCGCGGAAGAGGTACGTAAATCACTCGAAAACAAACGAGGAAGTTATGATAACTTCGATGTGATCGATTCTAAACTAATTAGCGCGAATGAGGATTTTATAGAAGATACTTTTATTCAAAGCCTCGTATTCTCATTTAAAACTGAATAATTAACTAAAACACGATAAAATTATGAGTAAAGCAAAATCAGTGTTAGGAAAAGACCTAATGTTATTCATCGACGGTAAAGCCATCGCACTTGCCACATCTTGCAAATTGGGGCTTTCGGCTGAAACAATCGACACACAAAGTAAAGATTCGGGTATCTGGACGGAAAAGGACATTAAAAAACTTTCTTGGAACGCTTCCAGTGAAAACGTATTTAGCGCGGATGCAGATGCGAATAGCTACGATAAACTATTCGCTTTGTTCTTGGCGCATAAACCTGTTGTTTTGAAATTTGGCGTTGTTGGCAATCCTGACGTAAACGAAATGCCCGCCGCCGGATGGACGCTAGCGGAAGGTGCATATACAGGTAGTGCGGTTATCACTTCGCTAGAAGCAAATGCGCCGGATGGAGACAAAGCAACACTATCAATCAGTTTCGAAGGAACCGGACCGCTTGCAAAGGAAGCAGCTAGTAAATAACTTACGGGCGGTGTTTTGCCGCCCTCTAAACGACTTATTCAATGAAAACAATATCACTTAACGGAAAAGATTTCTCTTTGAAATATACGCTTCGTGCGTTCTTTGTGTTCGAATCTATATCCGGCTATCCGTTTCAGTTCGGGAAATTATTAGATGAATACATTTTGTTTTATTCGTTCCTGATTGCTAGTAATAAGGATTCGTTTAATATGGAATTTGACGAGTTTATAGAATTGTGCGAAAATGATTTGACTCTATTCGAACAATTCAAAGAGTTTATTTTGGATGAAATCAAACTACGTTCGCAATCGGCGGGAAATGACGTAAAAAAAAAGAAGGTGACGACACGGAAACGAAAGCAGTAAGTATTCGCGAACTCTATTCGCGTGTTGTCGGTGAGGGCGGGATCGCTCCCGATTACTTCCTCGATAAAATGGACTTTATCGAGGTTGAATCGTTTATAGACGGATTGAATCGACGCAATCGGGAAGCGTGGGAACAAACTAGATTGCTAGCTTTCATTATAGCGCAATCTAATAGCACAAGAACGCTAAAGCAAACCGATATACTCCGGTTCCCGTGGGACGAAGAAGAAAAGAAAGATACGAGCGTAACGGACGAAGAGATGCAACGATTACGAGCTAAGGCAAAAGAAGTAGAATCACAATTAAACACGAATAAAGATGTCTGATATAATAACACGATTATTGCTTAAAACGAATGACTTCGACGCGAATTTGGAGAAGTCAAAAGGGAGTGTAAACCGTTTTCAAGGGGATATTAGTAATATAGCGAAATCCGTAGGTTCTAGCTTTGTAAAAGTTGCGGGTGGTATTGGTTTGGCTGTAAGTGCTAGTGAATCTTTTATGAAAATTATCCGCTCTACACAGACAACAAGTGACGAATTTGATAACACTTTAAATGCTTGTAAAGGAACCGTTGATATATTCTTTCAATCATTATCGTCTGGAAGCTTCGAAGCTTTCAATAATGGTGTATTAAATACAATTTCCAATCTGAAAGAATTATCAGCCTTACGAGATTCTTTAGCCGATGCTAAATTATCCATGGGATTTAATAATAAGATTTTCGAAACCCAATTTACTAAATTTGAATCAATAATTAGAGATACTACTAAAAGCCGAGAGGAACGTGAAAACGCTTTCAAAAGCCTTCAATCATTAAAGGACAATTTTAAGATCGATGTAAATGATACATTGTCCGGTGCTGAAAAAGAATTAATACAATCTTTGAATATTAGAACAGGACGCAAAGATTTTAATATTGATGATATACATAAATATATATCTATTAATAATAATGATTTCTCAACTAGAAACGAAAAGAAAGCTCTTATTGCTTATCAAAATAAGTTATCCGAGTATGACAAACAAATAAATTTGATTCTTGGTAATATTAACTCTACACGTGGTGATACAAATGAGTTTACAGGAGAAACGAAGAAGCAAATGCGGCAGAAGCTTTTAGATTTGAAAGAACAAAAGAATTTATATATACAACAAAATTCAGAACTCGAAAAGCAAAATTTCCTTAATCAGGATAACGATGCTAATAGAGTAGAAATGGTAAAAAATTATGAATATACATACGATTTAAAGAAGCGTATGTACGATTTCGACAAACGAACTTTAGAATTGCAAAATAGCCTAAAAAGTTCTACTCCTAAAGAATCCCCTAAAAAAGATTCTATCACGTGGTATGATGCGGAAATATCCAAATTAAACAAGAAACTCGTAGCAGAAACGGACACGCAAGCCAAATCAACGATTCAAGCCTCTATAAACGAACTCGAAGCCAAGAAAATAAAATTGCAGATTGAGACTAGCGGAAATAGTATTGAAGCGATAAACATTCAGTTGTCTGCATTAAACAAACAACTTATCGCCGAAACTGATATGCAAGTGCGTGCAACGATTCAAGCAACTATAAACGAACTAGAACAAAGAAAGATCAATCTAAAGTTTGTAGTCGATCAAGAAGCGTTTAAAATCAAAAACGGCGGGATGAAAGACGGCGCTTTGTCCGTACCTATTGCACCGACTTACGATAAGGTTCCGACGCATGGGAAGGGAGGCAAAAATTTTAAGTTGCCGAAATTTGAGTCTCCAATTAAGAAAAAGGATATAGATATAAACGAGGAATACACTAAATCGCTTTATGCAGTTGGAAGTATTATGAGTTCTTTATCTGGAATCACAAACGAAAGCACCGCGGCGTATCTCCAATGGGGTGCGGGCGTAGTCTCGAGCATTGCGCAAGCTATTCCGGCAATTAGAGATTTGATAACAGCTAAACAAACCGAAGCTGTAATTAACGGCGTGACTTCGGCAACCGAAACGCCCGTTGTAGGTTGGCTATTGGCGGGCGCGGCTGTCGCCTCTGTAATTGCGGCAATGGCTAGCATCCCCAAATTCGCAACGGGTGGTATTGTGCCTGGCACATCATTCACAGGCGATAAAGTTCCGGCTTTACTCAATTCAGGCGAGATGATTCTAAACGGATCACAGCAAAGTAATTTATTTCAAATGCTTAATAGCGGTTTATATGGCTCCTTATCGCAAAAGATTGCACCGTCTGCAGGAAATGGAAATCAGCCTGCAAACGTAACGTTTCGCATACATGGAAGAGATTTAGAAGGAGTTTTGAGTAATCATTATAATCAGAAAAGCAAAGTAAGATGAAACTAAGATATTATTCAGAGTTTAAGAGCAGGAAAGACAAGACATATAGAATCGAAATTCATACGGTATTTGCAACGTATTCCGAAGAACTCACCCTAACAGATAGTCCGTTTACTGTTGAGTATGAATCGGACATTCTATACAAGCCGTTGAAAATGTCTAATTCGGTAACAAGCATATTGACAGATAAAATTTTATCAGACCTATATACAGCCGAAGGGCAAAATATAGAAGTTCGTTTGTATAATAAAACCGATGATGTTTTAGAGTGGTTTGGATATATGAGTCCAAATTTATATTCGAGCGATTATATAACTCCGCTTAATATAGTGGAGATACAGGCAATCGATACTATTTCCGTTTTGGAAAATAAGAAGTACTCTTATATTAATTCTTCCGAGGTCTATTTTAAAAGTTTCAAAGATGTAATAATGCACATTCTTGATATTGCCGATCCCGGAAAGATTCTAAACAAATTGTACTTTCAAAAAACTAATAGAATCTCGAAAGATGTTTCTACTTCTTTGATAGAAGATATTTATATACATGAACGAAACTTCTTTGATGAAGCTAACGAGCCGATGAATAGTAGAGATGTTTTAGAAGAAATCTCTAAATATATCGGTATGACGTTCATTCAGTATCAGGATGCTTATTATATGATCGACTATGATTTTATCAAAAACGACGAGCTTCATTTTTTCGTTTATGATAGAATAAGCGATACATGTGAAAGTATAACAATCCCTTCCGCACTATTGAATGTGCGTAATATTGGCGTATCTGAAAG